GTAAGGGATGACGCCCGAGGACTTGCCGTTCGTGCTCAGGATGCGACTGCCGGCGCCGCGCACGCGGGTCCAGTCGGTACCGATGCCGCCCGCGAACTTGCTCAGGCGAGCCGACTCCTCGATCGTGCCGTAGATGGATGCGAATCGGTTGACGCCCTTCTCCATCTCTTCGTCGTCCACACTGATCTGGTCGTTCACCGTGTTCAGGTAGCAGCTGGACAGCTGGCTGCGGATGCTGCCCGAGTTGAACAGGGTCGGCGTGCTGGCCATCGCATCGAAGTTCGACAGCAGGTTGTAGAACTCGATGGCGCGCCGTGTCGGGTCGCTTTCGTTGATGGCCAGGCCCATGGCCACGCGCATGAGGAAGTGCTGCGGCAGCTCGATGATGTTGTCGTTCGTGTCGCGGACCAGGTAGCGGTCCACCACGTTCTGAAGGCCGATGTAGTCGAACTGAAAGTCGCGGTCAGGCTGCAGCGCGTCGTCCAGCTGCTTGAAGTCGAACCCTCGCATTGCCCGGCTGTAGCGCCCGGCGGCGTAGCCGCGGTCGATCACGGATCGCATCGACGGGTACACGTTGCTTCCCGTTGCGCGCTTGTACGTCTCGGCAAGCAGGTAGCGCGCGGCGACGAAGGTCATGTCGGGGTTGTCGCGCCCGATCAGCCCCGAGGCAGCCTTGATCTGGGCCTGGAAGATGTCTGCGGTCGACATGCCGTCGAAGATCAGGAACTTCACCTGCTCCTTGAGCAGCGCCAGGTCGACATCCAGGCCCTTGGTGGCGAAGATGTCCAGGCGGTCGATTTTTGCTTGGTCGAATGGCTCGCGCGAGCCATCCCGTTTGATGACGGTCATGTATTTCTAAGGGGGAGGGAGAGAAAGAATCTATTTTAGGTCAGTCAGTAATTACTGACCATATAAGCCAATCAAGCTGCCTTGGTGCTGTAGATAGCCATCATCTGCATGAACTGGGTGCTCTGCACGCACGCGGTCACCGATGCCATCGCATCGGCCATGTGTTCGTTGTCGGCATTCAGGATGACCTGGCCCTTGGACTTGTGGGTGTTCCAAGGCAGGTGCGGCGCCAGATCGCGCGCCCAAGCGATCATTTCAGCCTTGGTGGCGCTCTTCTTGCCAGTCGACGCCTTTACCTCCTTCGGCGTGACCTCGATGATCGGGACCGGCACGCTGGCGAGCAGCATGATGCTCATGCCGAAGCTCAGCGCTGCGCGCGCGTCTTGCGCCCCGCTGGGGACTTCGCCCGTGATGATCTGCGGCCGCCATTCGGCAAACTGCTTGTGCACGCCGCGGTGCAGCTCCCGGGCGCTCGCGAGGTCCGCCGAGTTCTGGCGTTGCATCTTCGTCTTGTCGGCCGCCTTGGTCTGCACCATGGCGATGGCACGCCAGTCGATCTCTCCGTTACGGATGTCCACGTCCGCCAGGCACATGCCCGTGTTGCGCAGTGATGGGTCGATGCCCATGATCTTGAGGATGGTCACGTTCTTCCTTATAGGTGGTTGAAACTTGCGGCGGTTTGCGGCTACCAGGCGCCCCACTCTTCGCTGGCCTGCAGCTCGGCGGACTTGATGGGCGGAGCAAACGCCTGCACTGGTTGCACTCTCGCTGGCAACTTGGGAGCAGCGCTCATCTGGGCGGCCACCCACGCTTCCAGGCCGTCAAAGTGCGCGAACGCCTTGTCCATCTCGAGCGTCATGTTGGCGAAGCCCCCGCTGCGTAGTGGCTCGCATGCCGGGCCGAAGGTGGCCTTCAGCACCGTGGTGTCGCGGTGGATATTCGGCTCCTGGAACACGGACTGCAGCACCAGGTCCTCGCCACCGTCGAAGGTCCATTGAGTCCCTCGTGAGACCTTCGACTCACCGAGGCGGGCTCGTGCGGGCAGCGAACATGGCCCTGCCATTCGCAACATGTAAGGCGACTCGCTGAGGGTCGTGTTCATCTGCCTGATCCATGCCTTGAGGGCGTCAGGGCCGCCCTGCTCGAGTATTTGAAGGCCGTTCAGGTGCACAGCGCGCCCTCCACCGTCGAGACGCCATCGGCCTTGGTGACCGTGGTGACGTTGTCGATCCAGTCACCGAGCGAGTTGTGGCTGATGACGATGACCGTGCCCCGCTCGCGCGCCTTGCGCTCCAGGATGGTCATGAGACGCTCGAGGCCTGACGGGTCGAGGGCGTCGTCCACCTCGTCGCCGAACCAGATGTCGATCGGCTGTGTCGCCCGGCTGGCCACCAAGTCCTGCAGCGCGAGCGCGGTGGCCAGGCGAACCTTGCGCTTCTCGCCGCCCGACAGGCCGGCAAACGAGTCGGCACCCTTGCTGTGGGTGACCTCGATGCTGAACTTTTCCTTCAGGTCACCGCTGGCTGACTTGGTCAGGGTGGTCCAGATCGCCTGGATCGCCCCGTCGCTGAGCACGGACAGATAGTCGGCGGTGCGCGCATTCAGGAACGGCGTGACGGTGTCCAGGATCTGCGCCCGGACGCCGGCCGGCCCGAAGACCTTCACCACGCTCTCGGCAACCGCCACGTCTGCGGTCGCCTTCTCGATCTCGGCCGTCCAACCGGTCACCTGCGTGTTCTCGTAGCTCAGGCGCTCCTCGAGCTCCTCCACCACCGACTGCTCGGGGTTCACAGCCGCCTTCGCATTGTCGAGCGACAGCTTCTCCTGGTCGAGCGTCTGCTTTGCGGTCTGGGCAACGCGGATGGCGTGCTGCAGGGCGGTCTTGTCTTGCTCGAGGGTGTTTCGTTCTGCGTTCAGGGCGCTGACGTCCGGGACCAGCGCAAGCGCCGCCTCGTACGCGGCTACCGCGTCCCTGTGGGCTTGTACCTGCGCACGCACCCGCAGCGCGATCGCCGCCTGCTCGCTCTTCGCGGTGGCCAGCTTGGTGTCGAGTGCGGCCGTCAGATGCTTGCGGTGCTCGTCCGAATTGAGGACGGTGCCGCAGGTTGAGCATGGGCGTGCCAGGTCGTCCTCGATGTGAGCGATGCCGTGTTGGGCGCTTTCGACCTTCTTGGCCGCTGCCTGAAGAGCGTGCTTCTCGATGGCCAGCTCGGCGCGCTGCGCGCTCTGCTGCGCGGCGGTGGCGGCACGCTGGGCATTTGCATGCTCAGCGAGCGACACGCCGATCTCGGTAAGCCGTGTCGCGGCAGCGTCGGCCGCCGGCTTCAGTGACTGGGCGTGCAACGCCTTGGCGGTGGCGTCCCCCTTCGCAGCGTTTACGCGGCTCTCCAGGCCGGCGATCACACTAGCGCGGCCAGCGTCCCATTGCTTGGCCTTCTCGCGGCGGGTCTCCAGCGCGCTCTCGGTGCGAAGCAGGCCTGTCTTGGCCGTGTCGAGCCGCGCTACATAGCCGTCCAACAGGTTCTTTGCGCTGGTCAGCCGCGTGCGGGACAGCGCGTAGGCCCGCTCGATGCGCTGCATCCCGGCGCCCTCCTCGATCAGGCGCTTCAGATCGCGGTCGCCCATCTTCGGCAGATCAGGCATGGCTTCCTGACCGCTGTAGACGGCGGCGACGAAGACCTCGTAGCTGGCGCCCAGGATCTTCTCGACCTCCTTCTGGGTCTCGGCGTCGGTGCCCCGCGTCATGTCCACCGAAGGGCCGGTCGGGTCGACGATGGCATAGAGACGCAGGCAGTTCTTGCCGGTTGCGTGCTTGCGGTAGCGCTCGACCTTGTACGTGGTCGCGCCGTTCTCGAGCGCGACGATGACGGAAGTGTTCTTCTTCGCCTTCAGGTTGACGACGGAGTCACCCTTTACGCCCCGGGCGGTGACACCGTACAGGCACCAGCAGATGGCGTCCACGATGGACGACTTCCCTGCCCCGTTGCTCGAGGCCGAATCGTCGTCGCTGTTCACGCCCTGGATCAGGTTCAGGCCGCGGTCGGCCAGCTTGACGGTGCCGCTGGCGACCGTCAGGAAGTTTTCGATGTGCGCGCTGAGAAATTTCATGTGTTCAGTCTCCCGAGGTCTCGACGGATGCGAGCACATCCATTGCGGCGGTCGCGACGCGGGTGCTGTCGGCCAGCCCGTTCATGGCTTTGATGAATTCGGACACCGAGGCCTCGAGCGAGGCGCCCGCGTTGACGGTTGCCACGGTGGTGCCGGCACGCACCGCGGCGGTCTTGGGCATGGGCTGCACCAGCACGGCCCTCGCGCCCATGTCCATGAGCTCCTTGCGGGCCGCTTCGACCTCTTTGCTCTTGTCGGCCTCGACACGTACCCGGACGTAGTTGCCGTCGACCAGCAGTGGCACGTCATCAGGGTCCACGTTCGCCAGCTGCGCCAAGTCGACGAACTGCGGCAGATGGCTCTTTCGCCAGGTCATGCGGCCCTCGTCGACCAGCAGGAAGCCCGCCTTGGTGCCCACGTCGGACCAGGTGTGATGTGCAAGCGCGCCGATGCTGACGACCTCGGTGACGGCGAGGCCTGCGGGGAAAACCTTGTGGTTGTGATAGTGCCCCGAGTACACGCGGCGGAAGCCCGTCTCGGACAGCCAGGCGGGGTCGAGTCCGTGTGCCGGCAGGCCGTCGATGACGCCATCGATCGGAGCGTGGAGGATGAGGTCGCACCCGGCAGGGGTTCCCACCCGCGCCTTGGTTGCTTCGATCTCGGCTTTGAGCGAATCGATGCTCTCGTGCCAAGGGATCATGGCGATGTTCAGCGCCTCGTCGATGTAGGTGTCCGCAGTCACGGTCACGTAGTCACATTCAAGCGCGGTGACGGCGCTCCCCAGACGCTCGGTGTCGCGGCCGGCCAAGTCATGGTTACCCGGGATGATGATGAACTTCGTCCCGTACTTGGCGTGGCACAACGCGAGCGTGTCCTTCAGGCTGTTCAGCACCACGGGGTTGACCGAGCCGCGCACGTGGAAGACGTCGCCGGCCATGATGACGGTGTCGCCGCCAGCGGATTGGATTTCCGCCGCGCTGCGCTCGACCTCGTCGAGCAGGCCCCGCAGGCGGGTGTTCACCCCGTCAGGGTTGGTGGCTGCAAATGCGGACCACTGGTGCATGTGCAGGTCGGCCATCAAGGCGTACATCGGTGGGCTCCTTCGATAAAAAGTCCCGCGTCTTGCGCGGGCTGGTGCGATTATAGAGATACTGTCAGCACTTACTGACTGTCAGGCGCGATAGAAGATGTGGTGGCCCAGCGTGCGCACGCGCGTCATGGTCAGGCGCCAGGACGGCGTCACGCGCTTGGCGTGATAGAACTTGGCGCCTTGCGTCAGGTCGGGCATGTTGCCGGCCAGCGACCACTGAGCGATGCGCCAAGCCAGCGCCCAAGCCTCGGGCTCGGCGTTCGTGGCGTTGATCAGATGTGCCGGGATGGCCCAGCCCTTCTTCGTGAGCTTCACGTCCTTGGTCCAGCTGAACTGGTGGCGCTTGAAGACGACGTCGCAGACCTTGGCGGGATCGCGCTCGGCGCGGTTGAGCGTGACCATGGCGACGGCGTACTGGCCCGGGATGTATTCGCCGCGGGATTCGTGAAAGACGTTCAGCGCGAGACACAGCGCGGCGGTGGAGATGAGCATGCGCTCCCCTTTCTTGTTGCGATGGGAACAGTGTCCCGGTCAGGTCTTGGCTTTGGGCAAGCGCCCACGTTTGATGCGCACCTGCTTGAGCATCTCCTCGCTGCGCTGTTCGACGGGAGGCAGGCTGATGTGCCAGAGTGCGTCCGGCACGACGTACTGAGTGGGCAACGGGCGCCCGGGTGTGGACTGCACACGCTTCTCGACGCCGCGCGCTAGGCCGTCAGGCCCGAAGAGCGTTGCCGGCGCCAGCAGCTTGGTGCCGTCCTCGACCAGCAAAAGCACGTGACTCAGGCCGTAGTTGCGCAGAGCTGAGACGGTGTCGACGTCCACCGTCCAGGCTTGGCGCTCGTGCAGTCGCTGGTCAGTGCGTCGCGGCGACTGAAAGATGTTCAGTCGCTTGCCCGCCAGCTTGTAGGTGCGCAGCTCGCCGATCTTGCGGCGGTTCTGGCGCACTTGGCGGACGGTCCCATTGCCGTCCTTCGCTGGCTTGGGCTCGCTGACTCGGTGGCTGTCAGTCACCTGCAGGCAAACCGACGGGCGCGGGGTCGTGTTCCTTCAGAGCGCCGCGGCTGGTGACGCGCCACTCTCGGCCGGTGCGAGTGATCAGCTTGGTGCCGGGCAGCTTGTGCTCGCCGTTCAGCAGGCCGATGACCGACGTCTTGTCGGTCTGGATCTCGACCTCGTACACGCGCACATCCGGCAGATAGATGATTTCTGTGGTGTCGATCGCCTTCACCTTGGCGAGAGCCAGGGTCTCGGCGTAGTCGACGCGCTCGTCGTTGATGATTTCGTAGGCTCTCATGCTTTCGCTCCTGTGGTTGTGGAAGTCTTCTGCACCACGTTGGCGGCCAGGTACCCGGCGATCAGTGCCAGCAGCAGCACCTGGAATACGCCCTCGGTGATCTTGCGGGTGTCGACCAGGCGGAAGAGCCCGGCGAAGCACATGACGGCGAACAAGAACTTGCGGCTCAGCGGCGCCAGCATGCGAGTCCTGAATTGTTTGTCAGCGCTGACAGTCTCTCTAATGCCTGCCACATAGCTGAAGGCGCTGCCACTTTCGCCGTCAGGGTGAGCGTCGCGCAGAAGGTGCCGTTTATGCGGGTGGATCATCGGGAATCTCTTTCAAGAAAATTACAGAACAGGGGGCACTGTCAGCGGTTCGGTTCGGCCCCCAGTGCTTGAAGCGCTTGCGGATCGATGCAAGCAGCAGATCCGGGCGGTCGGCAACCGGGTGCTCCTGCCAGTTGTGCGCCCAGCGCCCGAAGCTTCTCGCCATCGTCGCAAGTTCACCCGTGGTCACGCTGACGACCGTGGCGGTCTTCAGCGGGCGCTTGGTGCGCGCGTCGACCAGCGAAACGATGTCGCCCTTGTTGAGCTTCTCGGCCCACTTCCCTCCCAGGCGGAAGGTGGCGAAGGTGCCCTCAAGCCCTCGGCGCGGGTGGGAGAATGCGATGGTCTTGGTCATCACTACATAGTAGGGAGCCAGACCATCGCCTCTCGGCCCTACCGGACGCGCGTGACGAGCTTCTTCAGGTCGATCGCCTTCAACAGGAGGTCACGGTGCTCCACCGCGAGCTTCAGCTCGGTATGAACCTCGATCTCGTCCGCACGCGCGCACAACGGGCATCGCATGAGGGCGGGCTCGTGGCCGAGTTCACGCACGCGATCCGCGTCGTAGGCGAACTTGAGGTTGTGGATGGTGCAGAGCACCTCCTGCAGTCGGGCGGCCATCAGGCGTGCAGCATCGCGGTGAGTTCGGCCTGGCGACCTTCGTCGTCGATCTTCTTGGCGAGCACGCTGGCGTAATACTTCTTGCCTTCCCACACCAGCATCTTCCCGTCCTTCACGATCTTGCCCATCGCCTCGAGCGTGTCGATCAGCCCGCTGGTGAAGTCCAGGTGGGCCTTGCCGTCAGCGTCGTAGGTCAGTCGCAGCTTCGTTTCCTTGAAGGGTCGGGTGGTCTTGCTCTTCGTGCACTTGAGCGTGATTTCGCGGCCCGCGAACTCCTTCTTTCCGTTGACCTCCTTCATGATCTTGGCCGTCGACACCTGCAGGCGCGTTACCGAGTAATACTCGGGCGAGCCGCCGCCCGGGGTGTAGCTCGGATCTCCGTGCGTCACGCCGGGCTTCGTGCGAAGCTGGTTCAGGTAGATGGCAACGACGTTGTGCTGGCGCGCCACGTCGGCAATTTGCGGGAGCACGGCCGAAGTGGCGCGGGCAAGCGCCGTGGTGTCGTTCATGTTTCGGTCTTCCATCGACTTGAGCTTGCCAGTCTTGGAGTCGTACTTCACCGACTTCGGGGTGGCCGCGGCAATGCAGTCGGTCACGATCACGATGGGCGCCGCGGGATCGATCGCCTTGTTGTTGCGCACGTACTCCGCGATGGTGAATGCCTTCTGCTGGCCCTGCTCCCACGTGTCGGGGTCGATATACATGAAGTGCGGGAAGTCCAGGTTCAGGCCGAACGATGCCGCGAATTCCTTGTTGAAGGCATGCTCGTGGTCGACAAAGATGGCCATGCCGCCGCCGCGCTGCGCCTGGATCATCATGAGCGTGGCGAGCAGCGTCTTGCCCGATGCTGGCGGCCCATACACCTCGGCGATTCGCCCCTCGGGAAACCCGCCGAGATAGCTGCCGCTGAGAACTTCGTCCAACGGCGGGTAGCCCGTGCTCAAGAAGCGGACGGGCTGTTCTTCCTTCTCTTCCACGAAGAGCTTGGCCATTTCTGCGGCCATCGAATCGAGCTTGTTTGTCATGGTGTGTAATCCTTTACTTACAGTTGGGAAAGTGCCGAAGGAACATGCCTTGTTCGCGCAGCATCGATGCGAAGCTCAGACGCCCGCACAGCTCCAGGAAGCCTTCACGGCTGCCCGGTGCGGCCTGGATGATCATTTCGCCCTGTTCGGGCTTGCGGCAGTGCTTCATGTCCATCAGCTTGACGTTGCGCTCGAAGAGCGCGCGGCCCTCGGGGCTGGCCAGCAGCTCCTCGGGGTGCTTGCTGGTCGCGGTCTTGCTCTTGCGGGTGGCTGGCGTGTACGTCCCGGCGTCAACCTCGGCGAAGAATCGCGTGATCGACTTCCAGCGCGCGAGCAGGTTCTGCGCGGTTGTCTCGCCGAGCTTGTAGATGCCGGGGATGTTGTCGGACGAGTCGCCCTGCAGCGCCTTGCCTTCGACGAACTCGGCCGGGGTCATGTAGCCGGTGAACTCGAAGAAGTTGACGGTTGTGACGCGACGATCGCGGATTGGGTCGAACCACTCGACACCCTCTTCCACCAGCTGGAGCCAGTCTTTGTCGCCCGACACGAGCGTGATGCGCGTGTGCTCGGCCTGCGGCTTCAGCTTGTTCGCGACCACGATGGCTTTCACGAGGTGCTTGGCCAGGTCGTCGGCCTCCAGCAGCGGGCTACGCATCTGCTTCACACCGAGCAGCGCCAGGGCCTTCTCGATAATCGGCGTCTGCTTCTTGAAGGCGGCGTGGTGGGCCTCCTGCTTCGGGTCGCGCTGGGTGCGGTTGCCCTTGTACTCTGGGTAGATGTCCAAGCGCCACTGAGCCTTGCCGTCCCAGAGCACGACGGGCTCGCCAGCCTCCCTCTCGAGCATCGCCTTCATCGAGCGCAGGAATCCGAAGATCGCCTGAACTTGCATCCCGGCCGGCCCGCCCATTGTGAGGACTGTGCCGTTGTGGTTTGCGTGAGCGATGGAGTTGCCGTCGATCAGGTAGATGTGTTTTGCCATTCGATTCCTCAGTGAAAAAGGGCGGACCCGAGAGCCCGCCCTTCTGTCTTGCGAGCGAGTGGCTTACAGGCCGGCCAGGAGCTTGTCCAGCTCGGGGTCGCCGGTCGACTCGGCGGCAGCGGCGGGTGCCGCTGCTGGGGCTGCAGTTGCCACGGGTGCGGCGGCGGGCGCCGGAGCAGCTGCGGGCGCGGCCACCAGTTCAGGCACGTCGTCGAATTCGACCGAAGGCGTGGCGCCCTTGCCCGGGGCCGGCGCGGCGGCGTACGGGTCTTCATCGATGGCAGCTGCAGCTGCCGCGGCGGCGGGCAGACGTGCGGTCGGAATGCCCGATGCGCCCAGGCCAGCGGGGCCCGAACCGGCCGTGGGCAGCATGCCGGCGATCGACTTCACAGCATTCAGCGCGCGGAAGGCGCCTTCGGCCGATTCCTGGGCAACGTAGGCTTCGAGGTCGTTCAGCTGCTTCATCACGTCCGGCGGGACCGCGGCGACGCGGTTCTTCACCGCAGCCTGGACCGTGTACTTCGTGTTGAGGCCGGTGCCTTCACGCAGGATGATGATCTCGCGGCCGGCGTTTACGTCGAAGATGGACTCGCCAGCTTCTTCGTATTCCTGGGCCAGCGTGATGATCTGCTCGAAGACCGAGGGGCGAATCTCGAGGATCTCGACCTTGGTGGGGTTCGGGCTGTCGGTCTGCATGGCATTCAGCAGCACGCTGCCGGAGCTCTTGGCGTCCTTGAGCAGCTGCATCGTGGCGTCGTCGGTGCAGCCCTTGATGGCCTGGCCGATCAGGGCGTTCAGTTCGGACGGGCGGCCGAAGGTCTTCTCGGTGTCGACGTAGATCGCGAGGATCTGGCCGGCGGCGTCCTTGATGAAGTGCTGGCCGAAGTCTTGCCAGAACTGCTGGCCGTCGTCCTTCCAGGAAGGGAGGATGCGCCACATGCTGCGGTTCATCGGGGGCTTCACAGTGCGACCACGGCGGCCGGCTGCGAGCGCTTGTTTCTTTTCCTTCAGGAGGTCGAGAAGTGACATTGGAGAAGGTTCCTTTTTCAGTTTGCGGGTTGGTTGATTTGTGCTTTGCAGGTGCGGGTTTAGATGCGCCCGCCCCTACATTATAGTAAGTCAGTGTTTAGCCACCTATCGGCAACTTAGTTCCCGATTTCGGAGGCGGAAATGGGCACGCCGTCACGACGGCGCTGCATGGTGGCCAGAAGTTCCTCGCGGCTGACCTGCTTGGAGCGGTTGCGCTCGACCTGCGTGCCTTCGCCGCCACCGCGAACTTCGAGCGAGGTCATGTTGTCCAGGCTCTTCTTGCGCTGCTCCATCGCCGTGACCGCGTTCTCGGCGAGGCGGGCGACGTAGCTCGCCTCGTGCAGTTTGCCCTGCGCTGCCTTCCAGCGTGCGTCGTTCACGATGGAGGCGCGCACTTGGGCCTCCGTCGGCGGCTTCGCCCGCGACTTCGCGTCTTGGGCGATCAGGCCCTCGTATTCCTCCTGCAGCGTGTTGCGGTGCTCTGCGTCGAGCTTGGCTTCGACCATCTCGATCAGCGTCTTGTAGCGGTCCTGCTGGCGCTTGGCACGCACGGCGATGTTCGCGTAATGCAGGTACAGGCCCGGCTGTCGGGCGCACTCCTCGCGCAGCAGGCTCGGATCGATGTCCAGATCCTTCTTCAGCTGCGCGGGGTCGATCAGGACGTCGATCGCGTGGTCTTCTGCTGCCGGTGCGACCGGCGCTGTGGTTGCTGTCATGTTTCCTTTGATGTGTGTCAGTGTTGACTGTTTTATTGTAGAGAGTGCGCGGTCGTCGCTGCGGTTTCTCCTATGACAAGAGGGTGTAAAGCTGGTCGAACACCGATTGCACCAGCGTGATCTTGGAGGGGTCGTGATAGAGCATCCCGGGGTTCAGCCCGAAGATGATCGAGGCATCGAGCTTGGCGTCGTAGACCACCTTGCCGGCCAAGTCCGCGGGTGATCCCTTCAGGCCCGGCGAGAACCAGCGCACGGCGTTGGAGCCCATGGCGATGATGACAGGCGGCTTCAGGATCTCGATCTCCTTGCGCAGGAACTCGCCACCGTCGAGGATCTGCTGGTTGGTGATGGCCTTCGCGCCCTTTTCTTTGGCGACCTTGCACAGCGCGGTGTAATAGCCGTCGGCGGCCAGCAGCTGGACGTCCTTGAGGGCCTCCTTCACGATCGCAGCCGTCTTGCCTTCCAGCATCTTGCCGGCGCGCTCCTCTTCCCATGAGGGCGCGTCGAACACCAGCATGAACCGCGGCGCATCGCCCATTCGGGGCACGGGAATCGGCTTGCCCTTCAAACTCGGGGCATCGCTGCTGCGCATTTCATCGATCAGCCGAGTGATCTGCAGCTTGGCGAGCTTCTCGGCGTTCAGAGTGCGGTCTGCTTTGACCAGTTCGACGGTGAAGCCCGGCATGAGCTCGATGCGGTCCTTCAGGCGGTCAGGGTGTCCAGCGGGGTGCCCTTGCTTGTCCAGCCTCCACAGCGCGCCCACGCGACTCAGCTTCTCCCGGTGCGCCGAGTTGACCTGCGTGCGCCCCAGCACCTCCTTCTGGATGGCGGGCTCGAATTCGAGGATCTGGCCGGCACTGCCCAGCGTGAAGCCACCCTTGTAGATGGCCTTCGTGAAGTCCTCGAAGTCGCGCAGCTTCATGATGGAGGCCGCGACGTTGCCGCTGATGCCCTTGATGGCCTGGAACGGAGCATAGAGCTTGTCCTCCCCCTCGATTTCGATGCGGTTAGAGCTGATGTTCAGGTCTGGCGGCAGGATCTGCAGGCCCCTGGAGCGCGCGTCCAGCACCAGGCCCGCCAGCTTCTCCTCCTTGTCGATCACGGTCATGGCGGCCGCGAAGAACTCGGCGGGGTAGTACACCTTCAGCCACATCGTGACCCAGGAGATCAGCGAGTATTCGGCCGAGTGGGACTTGTTGAAGGCGTAACCGGCGAAGCCCAGAATGGTTTCCCACAGCGTCTCGGCCTTGTGCTTCTCCATACCCGAGGCTTCCGCGCCGGCGACGAAGCGCACCGCGTACTCGGCCATCTTCTCGGCGTCCTTCTTACCGATCGCCTTGCGCACCCCATCGGCTTCGCCCGGTGTGAACCCGCACAGCACCCGGCACAGCTTCATGACCTGCTCCTGGTAGGTGATGACCCCGAACGTCTCGCTCAGACACTCCTCGAGCAGCGGGTGGTCGTAGTACGCGCGCGATGCGCCCTGGCGCACCTGCACGTAGCGGTCGCACAGGCCGGCGTCGAGCGGGCCCGGCCGGAACAGTGCGGTCGCGGCGCACAGGTCGTTGAAGGTGAGCGTGCCGCCCATGGCCATGTCCTTGAGCAGCTTGGTCATGCCGCCGCCCTCGAACTGGAAAACGCCCTTCGTCTCCCCGCGCCCGAAGGCCTCCAACACCCGCTTGTCATCCAGCGGGAGGCTCAGCAGGTTGATCTTCTGGCCGTGCCGCTCCAGGATGTAGTCGAGCGCGGTCCCGATCAGGTCCAAGGTGTTCAGGCCCAGAATGTCGAGCTTGATGAGGCCGAAGTCTTCGACCTTCGTCTTGTCCCACTGCACCACAGGCAGAGAGTCTTCTTCCTTGTGCGTGCGGACGACTGCGCGGTTGGTCACGGGCTCGCCCGCGACGATGACACCCGCAGCGTGCTGCGACAGGGTGCGATTGGCGCCCTCCAGGCGCAACGCGTGGTCCCAAATGACCGGGCGCTCGACCATGAACTTGCCGATGTCAGGCACGCGCTCGGCGGACTCGGCCAGGCTCAGGCTGACCCCGTGCTCTTTCTCCATCTGCTTCGAGCAGGCGTATTCCCACGGGTCCAGCTCGTGCATGCGCGCGGTGTCGCGCAGCGCCGATGCGGGGCCGAGTGTGGAGAAGTTGACAATGCCGGCCACGTTCTCGCGGCCCCAGCGATTGATGATGTAGTCCACCACCATGTGACGCTTCCCCGACTCGAAGTCCAAGTCGGCGTCAGGCAAGTCGGTACGGTCGGGGTTGATGAAGCGCTCGAAGAGGAGCCCGAACCGGATCGGGTCGACGTCAGTGATGCCCATGAGATAGGCGACCAGCGAGCCTCCGACCGACCCCCGGCCTGGTCCAACACGCACCCCGTTGTCTTTGGCCCAGTTGACGATCTCCTGCACCAGCAGGAAGTAGCCGGAGAAGTTCATCTTGCGCAGCACGCCGAGCTCGAACGCCAGGCGCTCCTTGTAGACGGTGGCAAGCTCCTCATCGGTGGGCCTGTGGCCCCAGACCTCCTCCTTGAACCGCTCGCGCCAGCCGGCCTTGCAGCCGTTGACCAGCGCGAGAAACTCGTCGTCGGCCATCTTCGGGAGGCAGGGTGCCATCTTGGCGAAGCGGTAGCCGCACGACTCGACCAGCCCGGTGATGTTGTCCAACAGGCGCCGCGGCGTCTGGCAGCGCCCATCGGTTCGCATCTTGTGGATCAATGCTGCCCATTCTTTGGGTGGGAACAGGCACAAGTCGCGCACATAGGGGCGCGCCACCCACGGGCTGCTCACCGGCGTGTTGGTCGCGATGGACTTCAGCACGTCGGTGGCATTCGCATCGTCGGCGGTTTCGTAGAACGCCGGTCGGGTGATGATCTGCTTCACCCCGGTCGACTCGGCGGCCCGGTCCGCCTTCACATTGAGCTGGTGGTACAGCGGCGTGTCCAGGGCGACGATCTCCACGTAGTAGTCGTCTCCGAAGCGTTCCGCGAGTTCAGCGTGCAGCGCGGTGGCGCGCGGGTGGTGCCAAAGCGACTGCACATCGCCGCTTGTGACGACCACGTCCTCGAGGTCGAGCACGTCCTGGAAGCCCAGGCGCGCGTGATAGTAGTAGTGGTCCGCGTCCATCGATTTGGTGAGCGCGGCGAAGAGGGACTTCAGGCCCTTCTCGCTCTTCACGTAGACCTTCAGACGAAAGGCGTTGTTCGGGCGATCCTTGAGCTTCGCCGTTGGGTCGTCCACCACGATCAGCGTGCACCCGGTGATGACCTCGATGCCGGCCTTCTTGGCCTTCTCGCTGAACGTGGGCATGGACGACACGCTCATGGTGTCGGTCAGCGCGATGTGGGTGTAGCCACATTCTTTCGCGCGCTCGATGATCTTGGAGATCTGGAACGAGCTTTCGCCCAGGCTGAAGTCGCTGCGCACCGAGAGCGCGACGGCAAGTGGATTCATTCGGTTCCCCGTTTGGTTGTTGTCTCTATGGTCTGTCGACCGCGTTGGCGACCAGCTGCAGCTTCCCGTTGGTTTCGATGGCGAGGTTCCCCGCGGCGAAGATGGACAGTGCGTTTGAAAGCTGGACCTTTGCGCTCGATGGCGTCAGATGCAGCTCCTCAATGAAGGCCAGGCGCAGCGTCTCGCGCGTGGCCTGGCCGGTCAGCAGCTGCTGGCAGTACGTGTGCTTCCAACCCTTGTCAGCAGGGTTGCGGCCGGCGAGTAGCTCGGCGCGGGCGAACTCGAACCAGCCGATGGCCATCAGCCCGCGCACCTGGCTGGCCACGCGCTTGGGCAGCCCCTGCACCAGCGCTTCTTCCTTCGGGGTCAGCGACACGCGCTGCACGCCCCGGGTGCTCGCCACGACCAGCGGGGCGCCCTCCCCTTTGATGCGGGTCAGTGGCAGGTGTAGAAGGGCTTTTCCTGTGACCACTATCAGGCGCCGCTCGCGGCGCGCTACTTCGCTGTCGGGCAACGTCTTGAGGAAGAGCGCAGCGTCTCGTACGCAACTGCGTGCATGCGAACATTCCTGGCAGGTTGGGGACTGCGCAGAGACGGCCGACGCCATCCCATGACAGGCCGGCGCCTCGATCACCATTCCGTGAAGCCGAACTTCTCAGTGATTTCCGCGCGCACGCGCTTGGCTTCTGCAGGGCTCAGACCCGCGGCGGCCGCGATGTTCGTGAAGCGAGCGCTGCCGGTCTTGAACTTGTTCTCGCGCTCGTTGAGGAGCAGCGCGGTCACGAAGCGCTGCGCGGCCGGTGTGAGGCCGGCCAAGCGCTGCTTCACTTCCTGGCGTGCGATGAGGCGGTCTTCTGGTCGCCCGTCGTCAACTTCCGCACCGATGCGCTCCATGGGATCGCCGAACTCGTCTTGGAGAGCGGGCGAGCGATCGTCGACGGAATACATGCCGAGCTCGCGCTTTTCCTCGCACATCTTCTCGATGCGGTTGCGGAAGTTGTGCATGCAGGCCGTCGTGCAGTAGCTCGAGAACTTGGCGCCGCCGTCGGGGCGCCATGCCTTGAAAGCCTGGAGGTACGAGACGTCCATTTCCTGGCGGACGTCTTCGTAGCTCATGGGCAGCGCCAGCGCCTGGACGCGGGCATACGACTTGATCGCCAGGCGGGTCAGCATGGCCTCGACAGACTCGTAGCTGCCGTCGTTGGCGAATCGCTGCCCCTTGCGCCCGCCCATGTTGTGGCGGACGGCGCCCATGCGCTTGACGGGGAGTTCGGTGGCGAGAGTGGCTTCTGCGGTGGACATAAAAGTGCGGCTGGTGTGTTGTGTACGGGGTCAGGCGAAGACGCGTTGGGCCACTTGCTGGGCCGCTTCACGGTCGGTGCTGGAGAGACGGTTGATGAAGGCCAGTGCGAGCCCGGCCTTGAAGTCACGTTTGCCGACGCCGATCTTTGCGGCGTAGATCAGGGAGCGCGGCGAGATCGGATTGCCCAGGCGGCCGCCGTCGAACTCTTCGCGAATGCGCTTGGCGAAGTCGACCAGCTTCTTGGCGTCGGCCATCGGGATCTTTCCCTGCTGCGACACGAGGCGCTCCTCGAGTTCTTTGGCCATGTAGTCCATCTTCTGGACCACCCCGAAGCGTTCGTAGTTGGCGCTGTTCTGCAGGTTCGTGCCGGTGTAGAGGCCCGTTTCGTCGCCCTGCCCGTTCGTGTTGCCAGTGGCCACGATGCGGAAGTCGGGATGCGGCTTGATGACGCGGTTCTCGGGGTCGGCTTCCTTGATGACCAACGGCTTGCCCTCGAGCACTGCCTGGTAGACCGAGGTCACCTCAGGGCGCCCGAAGTCGTACTCGTCGGCCATGTAGAGCCACCCATACTTCATGGCCATCGCCAGCGGGCCGAGCTCGAAGTGGGTCTTGCCGTCGCGCAGCCGCCAGCCGCCGACGATGTGCTCTTCTTCCATATTGGCGGTGTGCTGCACGCGGAACAACGGTCGGCGCGTGTATGCGGCGATCTGCTCGTAGATGGTGGTCTTGCCAGTGCCGGCATGGCCCCACAGGTACGTCGGGATGCGCATCTCCAGACCCATCATGAGCGTCTTCAGGACGTCCAGGTTGAACACGTAGTTCGGGTCGATTTCAGGAACCATCGACTGGTGTTCAGGCAGTGGCGCGCACTGCGTGACCATGATGTCCTTGCCGCTGGCGCTCAGCGTGGCTGGATTCTTGCCCAAGCCGAAGAGGTCGTGAAAGACAACCTTTTTGGCAACCAATGGTGTGTTTTCACTGACTGACACACCGGCCGCAGCTTGGGCGGCCTTCTCCGCCTCGCGCTTCTTCACAGCTGCGATGGCGGTAGCGCTGAGTAGCGGCTTGCCGGGGTACTTCTCCTTGTACTCGTCCAGCGTCATGTTCGGGTGGTCGGATTTCAGGTGCAGGTGCACGGCGTGGATCTTCGCGCCGCATTCTTCGCAAACGATCTGCTCGACGGTGGGCGCGGCGGTGGCGGTGGTCATAGAACTCTCCTGTCTTAAAAATTGGGTGTCGCGTCAGCGCGATGTATGAATGATCGCGCCCGACTCTCGGAGTATATCAGTGCTGACTTACTATTTTAGTGTTAAGCGAGCAACATCTTCGTCAGTTGGCCCATGACAACACTGGGCAGCTCCTTCAGATCGCTCAGGACGATGTGCTTGTCGTAGTAGCTCTGGACCGCGGCGCTGCGGATTCCGATGCCCACGACTTCGACGCCAGACGCCTGGACTTTCTTCACAGCCTCGCGTGTGTGGTTGCGCAGCTGGTTAAGGTTCGCGAAGCCGCCCGGCGAGCAGTTCGGGTCACCGTCGCTCAGCACGACCATGATGTGGCGCTCGGCACGCTGAGCTTTCAGGCGGTGCGCGGCGATCTGCACGCTCTCGCCGTCGATGTTGCAGCGGCAGAAGCCGGTGTAGCCGACCATGCTCGCGAAGCGAGCCTTGACCTGTGTGCCCAGTCGCTCGCCGAAGCCCTTGAAGATGG